GCGAATTTGCGCCAGCGTAAACGTCGCGTGGTTCGTCGTCATGAGGCACTTCGCCTTCCGACACCGCGCCACCCTTTGCATGGTGACCGCGATGCTTCATCGAATGCATCGAATGCTTCTTCACCGTGTGGTGAATGTGATGGCCATGATGGCCATCATGCTCATGGTGTTCACCATGCATACTGTGATGTTTAGCCATAATTTACCTCTTATGCCTGTGTGACGCCGTACAGGCCAGCGATTGACCCGACATTGTATGGTTGAACCGTTTGGCGAACGACGAAACGGGTAGTGGCAAGTGTTGGCGTGAACGTGTACGTGCCACGAACGTCGCCTGTCGTGCTGGTTGCATAGGTCGTAACCGCCGCAACATAACCAGAGTTAGCCGTGACAACCGCAGGGTTGACAGAGGCGGATTGGTTAATCAGCAAATCACCAAAGTTGTCAGAACGGAGAGGGAAACCAAAGATATTGGTCGTGCCAACGCTATAAGTAACCGTATCGGCTACCGAAGGGATGACAGACGTAATATATTTGAAGGCCTTCTTACCGTTGACAGCGGTGTTCTGCGTCGAACTCGTCGTCAGCGAGATCACTTCCGACATTGGGTAGCCATAAATGTCAAACCCAGAGACGGTGAAGGTGATGCTTGCAGTTGGAGTTGCAGACACAGGGGTAACACTTACAGCCCGTGCGCTAAGAGCCTGTGGGTTCCACAACGAAATCGTCTGAGCAGAACCAAATGGAATCTGCGAACCAGTGATTGCGTCGTTTGTAACCGAACCCAAAGAAGCAGTGATAGTAAGCTGAGAACCGCTCGTACCAGCTGCAACAGGAGCGCCGCTAACCGTGTAGGAACCCGTAAAGCCAGCCGCCGAATTGCCGTTGGATACGTTGACCGTCGGGCCGTAACCCGTGATCGTCGTACCAGCAGCAATGCCAGTGCCAGAAATCGTCATTCCGATGGAAAGCGGAAGGTTGCCGTTCGTGGAAACAATCAGAATGTTGCCAGCAGTACCGCTGGTTCCGTTCGAAATGTAACCCGTAACCGAAGTGTAAGCGTCAAGAGCCAAAAGGCCAGTGACCTGAACACCAGTGTCAGCGCGGACAATCGACTGTGCAACCGCTACTGCCGTGGAGGCAGAAGAAGAAGAAACAAGCGTCATGCCCGCAGTGAGCATACCAGAGGTAATGGCTTGTGCCGCTGCAATAGCAGTGCCAGAAGCCGCAGGAGGAGTCGTATTCAACGTCAAAACGTTGTCTACGCCAAGCCAACCAAGCGTGTTAGCCCCAAAATTCTGGCCCGGTACGTAGGTATAAATCGAACGTGGGTCTAAAAGACCCATGCCCGAATAAAACAACGACGGACCAGCCTCAGGATTATAGTCAGCGAATGGAGCCTGTCCAAAGCTAACATACGGACCGGAGTTTGCTGTAATAGACATAAGCTACTCCTTACGAGGTTGGGAATGAACCGTAGATCGAACGCCAGTTGTAATAACCAACCGAATACCGCTCATAGCCCTTGACAAGAAGGTTATCAGTCGTGAAGTCGACTTGCATGTCCATTTCGAATGGAACGCGCTCCATATAGACAAGGCCCTTGATGTTAGTCAGGAGGAACCAAGCATAGTTGGAGGTCAAGAAGTCCATGACCATGTAACCTTCGGGCAAACCGCCGCCGGTAAACAGGATAGCATTAGTATCGTTATCTGCCGTACCCGGACGAAGCTGCGTCTTCGTAAGACGAATAGCAACTGGCTCCAAGGAAGGAGGAACGATCAACTTACGACCACGGGCGAAAATCTTGTTGCCAGCGATATCGCGGAAGTTCTGGCGAATGGCGACCATTGCGTTGAGCAGGGTCGATTCGTTCAGATCAACCTGAACCGTAGGCGTGTTCGCAATCGTGCTGCCGTCGATAGGATGAGCAGTGGAGCAGAGTGCCACACCGTCGCCGCCGATAGCTGCATTGTACGTCGTCGCCGTGTTCAGAACGTTGGCAGCGTAGATTTCCTTAGTCTGATGGAACGATTCCGTCAGGCCGAGGTTCGTAGGCTTGAACTGAGCCTTGTAAAGGTTGTCGTCGATTGCCTTACGGGTAATCGCGTAACCGAGGGCAATTTCGTTATGTTCCTGATTGTAAACATAACGTTCGCCAGCGGCGTTATCGAACTGAGTATTGCCGCCTTCGGTCTTCAACTGTGCAAGACCGAGGTAGCGCATTTCAGCGGTACGTTCCAGAGCCATGTTCGACTTGGTGATTTCAAACACCTTGTCGTACTGGCTTGGGATCATGTTATATTTGCCTTCCACGCCCCGCAAACCGGGGAGGAGAAGGTCACGAATCTGACTAAGATTGACAGCCATTTGAGCCTACTCCTTATGAACCAGCAGTGATGCGGAAGGTCTGGTTGTTGAAACCAACGATGATGCTGTTGTAAGGCGTCGTCGTGTCAGTGCCATTTGCTCCCGGTGGGAACGTAACCAGAGAAAGAATGCGGAATGCATACGTGACCGAAGTGCTGATGTTCGCTTGGTTAGCATAAGCCGTCGACTGACCCGACAAAAGCTGGGTGTTGGTTGGCGAAGCTGGCGAATTACCGGCATAGTCAATATTCGAATTGACCTGAGCCTGAGTAACAGCAGCAGAACCCGACGACTGAACCTTGAAGGTAGCCTGTGGGTCGATAATGACGTAAGCGGTGATGACGGTTCCCGATGGAACGGTCTGGCTGGCTGGCCAATAAGGGGACCAAGTCACCTTGTTAACCGAAGCGTTGTAGAACTCGCAGCCTACGAAAACGCCAAGAACTGCGGCAGCACCAGCAGCACCAGCAATTACATAGCCGCCAGAAATCTGTACGGGGTCGCCAGAGAAAATATTGGAAGTATAACCGCTAGTGATCTGATACGTCGACTGACCCAAAGAACCAGTGCGTCCGTCCAGAAAGCCAGCAAGCTGGAAACCATTGGGCGCAAGAGTGTTCGCCATAGGTTGCTCCTTTTCGGTAGGTTACATCTAAGACAGCGCGTCTTTTTGTAACCAACGAGGGGAAGCCCACTACGGCGCGTAGCGGAGTTATCTGATATTCATAGCATCACAATTGACGCCTTGCAATAGGTAATAAAAAAGGCCCCCGAAGGGGCCTTTCTATTAGGAACGAGGAATACTCATTGGTTCGTATGACTTGTTTACGCCAGTCCTGCGGTGATCACGTTCAAAAGTACCTGACGGAGTCATGCCCAATGCACGTTCCTTTGACGCGACTACTTCACGGGCCGTTGCAAGTTCACGATCCATTGCGATACGGGTAATTTCCGATGGGCGTTCCATCAAAATCATGCCCTTACGGCGTACTGGACCTACATAACCAATCGCCATCATCTCAGGATGCCGCCTTGCATCAACTGGTTCCCAGCCAACGCCACGCATTTCGATCATATGCTCCTGATCCGTCATGCCAGCAATGCTTTCACGCTTCCAATTGTAGTCCCATCCTTCCGGAATCTTGCGTGGGTCAATGTAAAACTCATCATGCATGGATGCATCGAAGTTATCATTGCGCATTTGGTTGCGAAGTTCTTCCGCACGGATGGCAGCTTCCCGCAAACCACGGGAAACAAGAGGTGCTTCGACTTCGGTGTCGGCTGAATTGCGTAAATCGTTCATTGTTTCTTCCACCATTTCAATAATTGGAGATTTTGCGGGGCGTCCGGGTCCACGTTTAGGTTGATCTGTCATGGTTTACCCCATCGCACGCTTGTTCATCTGATAAAGTTTACCTTCCAAGTACTCTTCATCCGTCATATCCATTGCCATAGCGTGATCACGCTCTGCTGGCGTCAATGTCATGGTTACGGTCTGGCCTGAACGGAAGGTTTGAGCAGCATTTGACCGTGAAACAGGTGCAGCCGCCATAGCTTGACGCTGACGAACCTGAGAAACAGGTGCTTGTTGCGGTTCACCATCGTAAACACGGGTTTCAATGTGCGCAAAGTACTCTGGACTGTCAGGTTGAATCTTCCTAGCAATCGCTTCGTAGTGTGCAGCAGTCATAAGAGCCGTTTTATCAGGGTCCGCCAGCACATCACGGTGTGAACGAAGCCATGCTTGCGACGTTGGGCTTTTAACAGCTGCAATTTGAGCCTCAATAGGGTCAGAAGGCTGTTGTTCAAAGCGTGGCTGAGGCTGACGGCGCTGTTGTTCAAGCATTTGCCGTTCATAATTCAACTTTTCTTCGACTGCTTCCTTGCCTTGGGC